GGCCAAGCTGACCAGCCTGTGCATCGTCGCCTTGAGCTGCAGTGCCCTTGGCGTCAACGTTGACCACCACGTTGGTGGTGCCGCCAATTGCGTTGTTTGGAACGATGGTCCCGCTAGACCGTGGGACGAACAACTCAGGACCACGCTCGCCGACAAGAGAGGCTCTACCAACCGGAGGGCGGCCACCATTGGCAAACTTTGGTATTGCAGCTTTTGGAATTTCATAACCACCAGGGCCTGCCGTGCTTCCGCCGCCAAAAATCGAACCGATGCCTGACAGCAACATTCCGCCAATACCACCAGAACCCTGTGGCCCCATAATTGCCGTTTGAAGCATTTGACTAGCGATCTGTTTCAACATGCTGCTAGCGACCTGCCCCAAAGTCTTCGTTCCAGCAATCATTCCTTCAATACCATTGATGATCTCATTGTTGATGGTGTTAGCTAAGGTTTTAAATTCATCACTAAGCTGAGCGGTTTGCGGAATAGTTTGCAAAAGCTCGTCATTCAGCTGCATAGCAGACTGAAACTGATCACGCATGTGATTGCTAATTTTTTCGTTTCGCTCAACACTTAAAAGCTCAAGATCAAGTTTTTGTGCCTTTTCAAGCGTTTCTTTTTCTTGATCAGATAGGGCTTTAGAAATTAACTTGGCATACCGCCCCTTTACTTTTGTGCTCTCTAAATCAAACTCAAGATCTATTTTCGAAAGCTCGCTGGTTTCTTTGGCTACGCGAAGTTCGGCTCTTGAGACTGCAAGCCTGCTTGCAGCAGCTGCATTTTGCCCTTGAACTCTTGCAGCAAGCCGATTAGCAATTCTTTCTTGTCTTTCTTTTTCGCGTGTTGCTTTTTCAGCTGCACTGGTAACCGCATTTTGTGCATTAACCTCAAGTTTAGCCAAATCGAGAGTTTCCTGTTGACGCACTTTTTGTATTTTTGCAATATTTAATCGTCGAAGATCAGCATTAAATATATCTTTTGTTATTTCTGCGTTAAGCGCATTTACTTCATTCTGCGCTTCAATCGTTATTTGTGCTCTCCTCAAGGCAACTACGCGCTCATCAGTAAGATCATTGTTGCGTTGAGCGATCTCTGTCTGGCGGCGAAGAGCTTCCGTTCCAGCAGTAATGCCACGTATTTCAGCATCTGTACGCAACTCTGCTTCTCGCTGTCTTGCACCAGCTGCCACTCTGGCCGGATCAGTGCCCGGTGGCCTTTTACTTAATTGAGCAGTTGTTGTTGCACCGGGAATACCCAGCGTAAACTCCCCGATCGCGTCAGCAATAGCCGGAACAACTTCTCTAAGCGCTCGCGCCGCTCCACCACCCAGTTGAGCCAGCAAAATGAATGCTGGTGCCAACTCTGTTTGCAAAACTGCTCCTAACTTGCCTGCCTCAGTGTTTGCAAACTCGTTCGCTGCTTTCAACTCCTGAAGGACGGTTACGCCTTCTGTGCCATAAATGTTATTTAATTCGCGTTGGACAGCGTTATAGGCATCGAGTGAACGACCTGAATCCTCCAACTGCTGAACATATTCAATAGTGGAATCTTTAACAACAATTCCTGCCTCTCTGACAGCTTCCAGCGAAGCACTGGTTCCGTCCAGCGCCGTTGCAACGGTGAGGGCAGATTCTTGAACACCAGCAAAAAAGTTATCAATCTGCTGACCAAGAGCGCTGAACAGGATTTGCAGACCGAATCCACCCTTGCCGCCGCCTGCAACTGCACCTAACGCACCACCAGCAACAGCTCCTGCCCCTCCGCCAAATAGCAACGGAAAACCAACGCCAAGAGCAAGATCCTCTCGCCGTCGCGCATTTTCTCTTGCAAGCGCTTGTTCTGCTCTCGCTACATCTTGAGCGGCTTTGATTCGATTGGACCGCTCTATTTGAAGAAGACGCTGTTTAATACGTTGTGTGTTTCGAGCTTTTGCTATTCGCAAACGCTCTTCGTCTTCTACTGCACGTTTAACAAAATCTAATCTTTCTTTTTCAATGCGAAGATTTTCACGCGCTTGACGGTCAGCTGCCTTGCTTGGTCCCTTCCGCCCACCAGATGCACTAAACGGGTTCTGAACTCTCTCAATTCGCCTTTCTAACTCCTTTAGCTCTGAATCTATAACTTTTACGCGAAGCTCGATCTCGCTCTGATAAGCCACGACCGACCGCGAAAACTAAGTGCAGTCTACCGCCGTCTACGTGCTTTACGCATCTCTGCCTCTTGGTCCTCGTTCAAAATTTGAAAATAGGCGCTCCAGCCGAGAATCTCTTCTGGTGTCATTGTCGCTCTAAGCTCCGTCAAGCTCATACCTAGCTCTTTGGCAACGCCAAACTGCAACATGAGCCAGTTGTCCTTCCGAAGCTCAGCGCTCAGGATTTTGGGTCGATGTCCTCGCTTTCGTCATCACTCAAAACTGCCAACATCAAAGACTGAAGGTCCTTGTCCTTAACTTCATTCTTGAGAATGTCGATCTCACCAGCAAGAAACAACGCCTGACCAGCATCGTCTTGCGCTTTAGTGATCAGCAGCTGAAGCGCAAAGGCGTTGGCATCATCCGATCCAGCACGCTTTTGAGCCTTTTCACGCTCAGCCATCGTCAGCGGCGTCACCCACATCTCAAACTCACTGCCGTCTGAAAGCTCAACAGTCCTTTTAACTGCTTCCAGGTTTGCGGCTTTCTTGAGGCGATCAATGGCGCGGAGTGCCATGAATATCCGATTGGTTGTGCTATTACATTAGCATTAAAAAAGCCCCCGACAAATGTCAGGGGCCTGTGTCGCTAATTAAAGATCAGCTCTTATCGAAGTCGAAAGTAGGAGCAGTGGTCGGACGGAAGCTCACCGATACAGTCTGAGCATCGTCAGGAGTAACGGAGAAGCTTGCAGAAGTCAGCACAGCTTCCATCTCGATGGAACGGCTCTTCGTGTCATCCGGCGTACCAGAAGACAGCACCGTATCCATATAGAGCTTGAAGGTTGCACCAGCCTGCTTGCGCTGAGTCACGTCTTCAATCAGACGGCTAGCAATTGTGGTGTCGTCATCGGTGAAGTACACCTCAGCGGAACCGGAACCATCCGCAAAACCAGAGATAAAGGTGCGGAATGGCGCAACCTGTCCAAGCGTTCCACCGATGCTGGTTACGTCGATCTCTTCGCGAGTCACCTCAAACGACCAAGAACGGACGTTTGCGACTGACTGAAAATCGCTGAACTTAATGGTGAAGTCGCTGGTGCCGTCAGTGCCGTCACTGCTCAAAGCCAGCTCAGTGCCACCTGAAGTTGCACTGAAAGTGGCTGCACCAGTAGATGCGGTGTACGTCTTGATGAAGACATCAGTGCCTGCAGTCAAACCGCCAGGCAAGGTGCCACCACCAGCAGCAAATACAACTTTGTCGTTGACCTGAAAATTCAGGTAAGCGCCAACATTGATGGTGTTGCTGGCGTTGGTGACATCAGCAGCCTTGAAAGTGCCAGAAGTGCCAGCAGGCTTGTAATAAAGGGCTCCAGAGGTGCCCGAAAGGACGGTAGCCATTCGTAAAACGGAGAATGGTGGACTTTACGGGCGGAACCCGGACATATACAGCTTAGCGCGTAGACAACAAAACTTCTAACCGTGATCTTCAGCGATAAAGCCCGTATCAACCCGTCCCACTAAATGCGGAGCACCTTCAGTTGTTGAAAATGTAGGCCCATTGATGACGCCAGGACGCAAATAAACGCCTGTTGCTGCCCGGGTGGACGCACTAAGTGCCAATAGTGTAGTAACAGCAGTGTCTATCAAGGTTTGATTTCTGGCTGGCCCCTTACCTTTTTCGGTGTAAACACGAATAACAATGCTGCCGCGAATGCGATCAAGATTGCTTTCTAACGTTTGCTCGGTCGTTAAGCCAAACTCAACAGCAACCTTGACGTATTCAGTAGTCGCGTTTGCTGGGGCAGCCGTGATGTTGTCGAAAAACACAGGCACCGCAGGGTCTAACGCCCCAAATGCTGTCTGGAGCGGAGATTCAACAGCAGCGCGAACAGCTTGGTATCTCATAGCCTACGAAGCATATTATCCATCTCGACTGTGACAGACTTGTCCAGCCTACCGCCAGTCACATACTTGGTGAACCAATCCTTAGACGCAGTTCGAGAAGCATCGCCAGTATCGCCACCAAAGATTTGATAACGAGGATGTGGACTAGACGGGCGACGCTGCCCAGATTGTTCCCACTTGCTCAAACCAAGCTGCGTTTGAGGCTCAGGAGTGGGACGATAAAACCTGCTTTCAACCAAATCAGTTGCTTCACCAGCCCATGGGCTGAAATTAGAAATCGTAAAAACCGCTTTACGAGTGGTAAGTCCAGTCCTCACCAATGTGCGCAAAGCCTGTGGTCCTGTGAATGGAGCGGTCATGAACTTTACGGGCCGAGGCTCTCCTCTTTGTCCGTCGCCCTTCGCTTGTTGACCCTGCGGACCTCTAATTTCCCAAGAGTTAGAAAACTGTCCTGTCCAGCTTGGTCCCTCTTTTTGAAGCTCTTGAACTGTTTTTTCAGCCGCTTTGATTGCACCAAGCAGTGTTACCGATGCAATATCTTGATCAATTTGTCTGAACATTTTGCCAATGTCCCCAAAAGCCATTACTGCGGCCTCGCAATAATGATGTGAAGAAGCGGATCTTCACCCCGATACGTCGTCACATTCAAAATCTTGGCTTCGCGTGTCGCTCCACCCTGCGTATAACGGATGCGATCAGCTTGAGTCGGGTAGTAGTTGTCCAGATCGTCGCCGCTGACTGTAATCCTGAGGTCAGTGCTCTGATAAAGACCCTCAGACTCACGGCTTGATACGTTGCCGATAAATCCTTTGGTCGTCACCGTTGTATCCGCACCAGTGACAGCTCCGGTGCTTGGGTCGTAGGTGCGGGGCGTGACAGTCTTGACCAGCGTGATGTCCTGGCCAAAGTCAGTCAGGATTTCGAGCGGTAGCGCCTTGAAAATGTCTTCAAGTAATGCCATCTCAACCTCTCACCACACGGACTGAATAGCTGCCACTGCCGCCCAAGCAATAAGCGCCAAGGTAAGACTGCAGCCAAGGGTAAATATCAAAAACGTTATTAACGGTTCCCGTAGCTTGACTAGC